CAGCCCCAGAACAGGGCTAAACTAGGTCTAAAATAATAAAATAAAACAATACTACTATTAATTAAAGTGAAATAGGCTTATTTTTATTTATTTTTATTTATACATTTTTGTTATTAATAGAATAGTAGTGCGATTATATATAGTGGCCTTGTCTGTCTTGATTTGGAGAGATAAAATGATTTGCGAAAAGTGTAATAAGAAGCTAGCTTACGTGAAGGATGTTGTAGGAGACCCTTTCATGTATTGTCCTACATGCCTTCGGGTATGGGTTGAAGATAGCGATTGGAGTAAGGGGATGATTGATGATGGGACGTAAGAAAGAACTTGTAGCAAGCAAGTCATTCACATTGGGACTTCAGGAACTGGTTTATCTGGAGAAGATCTGCAATGAAAAGAACATCAAGGCATCCAAATTCATTAACGGTTTACTAAGAAAGGCAATGCTTATAGATATGGAAAAGGAAAAACGGAACCACGGCCCGATCACTTGGTGTACTGGATGCAGTAACTATAAGGAATATGAGCAAAAAGAGGGCGATGACTGGACGTGTATCGACTGTGGTGATGATAAAACGCAGGTCATTACCTATATGCTCGAGAAGTAGACACGTTTAAGTAGGTAAACCTTGTCGCCACAGTATGGTCAGACGTCGTGCACGGGCAAGAAGAAAACCTTCGCGCTCTTTTGGAATTAATGTAATTGAAACTGGAGCTGCTTTAGCTCTTTTAGAACAGACTAATGCAGGTTCTGCAATGAAGTCATTTTTAGCAGGCGATCTTAATTCAGGTTTAACGACTTTATCGAAGTCTGCAAAATCAAACAAGCAAGCTATAACCAAGACCCTCGTCGGTGCGTTCTTGGCAAAGGCTGCAGTACGTTCCTTTTCCCGAGGTTCGCCAGTTCTGGCTTCTCTGGGACCAATCAAAGTGAGGGCATAAACAATGGCAATCGTAGTAACACGGACTGAGGCGGCACTTTCAGCCACAACTTCTTTCCAGAGCATGAATAACCAGTTCGCAAGTTCTGGACTAAGTTTGGTAGTACCAAGCGGAGTATCGCAGATAAGTTCCATATCAATGGGAGTTAGTAGCGTTGGAACTGGAGCAGATTTCTGTTCAGGATTTAAATTGACGGGTACAGCCCTCCAAGAGGGTGATGCTACGTTTATGGGTCCAGCAATTGCACAAGCTGCAAGTGGTGGAACTGGAGTAGCTAACTGCGTTGTCCAAGAAAAGACCGCACTGGGCGTAACATCTGGAAATACTTTGGATATCCAAGTAGCTGTAACAACTGCCGCGACTATCGATTCTAGCTGCACGATCACATTCGAGTAAATTGAGCAATGCCTGAAGGCGTTGGTTATGGTCCGCAGAATACAGCCTCAGTAGGTAAGGATATTCACGTAATAGGAGATCACATCTATGCATATTCGGGTGAGTTCGGTGCTTCTACCAGTGCACAAACATTAATTGAATCTACTACAGGCAATTATTATGCCGTAGTTGAACTAACGGTTTGTGGACCGGTAGAATTTGCGACCCCTGCGGATGGTAGGGTTACTAATTTTAGGGTTCAATTTAACGGTGTAACTCTTTTCACAGTAGCAGCATCAACCTCTTTACAAAATTCTGAGATACATGGTATGATACCTATGATCATCCCACCATATACAGAGGTTAAGATAGAAGGCGATTCAAGTGCTAACGCAAGTCAATTTAAATTTGCTTGCATCATAGCAGGTAAAATTCATAAATGACACTTTCGACGGGGCCGACCCTGAACTTCTTTGGTGATCATGTATTTGCTTGGAGTGGCCTAGAAGCATTAACCGCAGGCGGTACAACCTTATTGGATTTTATCTCTCCTAATAGGTTCTATAGTGTCGTCACCAATGTTTCTCTCGATTATAGCGGATGTTCTGCGGGTGATGCACTCTCTTGGACCGTACAGGGAAACGGAGAAGCACTGCACGTTAGCAAGTTCCTGATCATAGACGCAGGTGTCGGGCCCCAATTCCCAAATCTATACTATACTATACCGCCCAATACGGGGATGCAGATCAAGGCACAGGGCCCCACAGGCAGTATGACCGTAGTTCTAGAAGGTAAAGAGGTGCAGTAATGCCTAAGGGTAGAGGTTACAGACGTTCAGACTCTGAAGATTTGTACGAAGCCCTTAGAATAATTGAAGAGGAATTATTTAGAATAGAACGCCCTGCTATGATAGCAAGAGGGGAACTTATACCAAGTAAAAAGAAAAAGCGTAAACTATCAGCTTGGAACAAATACGTTAAGGCTAACAGTAAGAAACCGCGTTTCCGATATCGTAACGGTAAGTTAAACCTAAAGAAGATGGCAGTAGCGTTCAGGAAAACCCCCGCAGGAAAGAAGAAGAGGCGCTAATTGGCATTTTACTATAATCCTGTTTCAGGTAACGTTACAAAAGTATCAGCTGCAGAGAAACGAGCCTATGATGAACATTTTAGAGAGGAACGTTGGACTAAACTTCTTGATAATGAAACGACTTTACCTACTGTGGTTGCAGCATTTACAGCAATTGCAGGTACAGCTTTTGCAGCGTGGCTTTTGGAGATAATTATTGGTTATTATAAAGAAGAAGCAGGTCTATCATTGACTGACGAAGCACGTTCTGCGTGGTCTAATGCTGTTTATGGTGGAAAACTTACAGTTGACGTTATCTCTGCGCCATTGACAGGGAGAGGTAGTGAGACTGTCCCATTACCCAAAGGCGTTGCAGCTCCCGTTAGTGTGACGTATGACCAGTTATGGGAATATGCCGCTAAAAAAATATTGGGTGTAAGGTTGAAGAAATGAATATAGGCGCGATAATTGCATTATTGAAATTGGCTCAGGATGCTGAGATAACTAAACCTGCTTTCGTAAGTATTGTAAAACGTCCGACCTATGGCAAGGAAACCGCATTAACCAGAGCTGAAGAAGGCCTTGGACTGTGACTGAGAACCAATTAAAGATAGTTAGCGCGATCTCTTTTCTGGCTGCGATTAAAACTTTACTCGATAAGGAATAAATGGTTATTTCAGCCTTAGAACTATTGGGGTACTTTGTCGTTTGGTCATTATTCTATTTTGGAATAAGTCATTATATCGCTAAACTGAGTAAGGATAAGTGGGTTGAGTGGGCGAAATCATCCGAAAGTGATGACGATCTCTTAATTATTCTGGAACCCATCATAGATGAGATAGAAGAACGAACCCACGGAATGCTTGAAACTTTTCAATCTTCTTTTTTTGGTTCTCTGGGTGCGGCTAGCAAAAAATTAGACGAGTCCACAGGCCAAAGTACAATCAAAGCTATAACCAAAGATAACCCTATCATGGGGCTTGTCGCAGAGATGTTAATGAAAAGAAGCGGCCTAGAAGGACTCATAAAGACACAGAATGACCCCGAAGTAGGGGTAAAACAGCCCCAGAACAGGGCTAAACTAGGTCTAAAATAATAAAATAAAACAATACTACTATTAATTAAAGTGAAATAGGCTTATTTTTATTTATTTTTATTTATACATTTTTGTTATTAATAGAATAGTAGTGCGATTATATATAGT